TAAAAAGGAGCGGAAAAATGAGCAAGGTTGTTGACTGGAACGGACATGAGGCACTTAGGTCGGTTTATAGATTATATTGTTTCGATAACCTTGTTTTTGCGACTTGTAAACGCGGGAACTTTTATAGGGGGGTCGGTTATGGTGAGACAATAGCTGCAGCTATATGTAATATGACGTTTTACCGAGTATAGGAGATCGATTGTGTATAAGCATGAATTTATCCCAGCTATGAGATGTAAGGAACTGCGACGGGGTAGGGCGCGTCTGGGGAGTGATAAGCTCGTTTGTGCGGGCCTGTATGATTTTGTGATGTTGCACTATGCTGATGACGTGCGGTGTATGCGGTGTTCATGCGGTTGTACGGTGTCAGATGATATGAAAAAAAAAGGGTAATAATGTGATATAGTGATGTTTGGCCTATTAGCTCAGTGGTTAGAGCAGCATTCTTATAAAATGTGTGTGCCGGGTTCGAATCCCGGATAGGCTACATGTATATGATTAATGATATATTAGGCCGTGGCGTGTTGTTCGATGCGTCACGGCTTTTTTGTGAGGTATTATGAATATTAACGATGTTGTGAGCATGATCGGCAGTATTGGTTTCCCGATCGTCGCGTGTTGTGCTATGGCGTGGTTTATCGCCACGACATTTAGAAATTTTAATGATCTTGTGACGAAAAATAATGTGTTGACGGAGGAGCTTATAGGTTTGTTGCAGAAGGGGGATGGTGATGAAGATACGTCTCGCGTTGCGTAGTGTGATTGCGTGTTTTTGCGTATCGTTGTTGGTGCTTGTACCGTCCGCGAGCGCGGATATGCGCGGTGTTGACGTGAGCAACTGGCAGTGCAATATAGACACTGGTAAGCTTAATGCTGATTTTGTCGTGGCCGGGGTCACGTGGGGTGTTGGCGGTTTTAACAATACGTGTTTGCGCAATGGTGTTAGTCAGGTTGCGGACTATCAGCTTGTGCGTGCGACGGGCACCGGTAAGAGCATAGGCGTATATCATTATGCAACGGGCAATGATGCGCGTCGTGAGGCTGATTTTTTCGTCGATCATGTGACGAAGTATGTTGGCCGCGCGGTGCTTGTGCTGGACTGGGAACGTGATGATAATCCCCAGTTTGGCAATGGCGCGTGGGTTGATCGTTGGGTGAAACGTGTGTACGAGCGCACGCGCGTGTGGCCGATCGTGTATATACCGGCAAGCGGTTTGTGGCAGCTTAGCGGCTATGTGCGTCGGCATTGCGGGGTATGGGTGGCTCAGTACGCATCCAATGCCGTTACTGGTTGGCAGTCGCGCCCGTGGCGATATGGCGCGTATGGCGAGGCTATGCGTCAGTATACGGGCAACGGGCGTGTTGCCGGTTATGCCGGTGCGATCGACCTTGATTATTTCCGGGGTGCCCGGTGGCAGTGGGACGCTTACGCGATCGGTGAACGCAAACGCCCGCACAAGCATAACGCATCCGTGCGCACTCATACCGTTAGGGCCGGTGAGTGCTTGTGGTCTATTTTTGGGTCTGGGTGGCCGCGTGTCGCTAAGATTAATAAGATTAGTCGCCCGTACTTGATCTATCCGGGTCAGGTTTTGCGTTATTGATATATTAATATATTAAAAGTCGGCGTGTCGCGTTTGCGTGCGCCGATTTTTTGTGTAATATTTTTTATGTCAACGTAAAACGTTGATAAATCAAGAAAAAAGGAAGTATAATGAGGAATATCAAAAAGACGCGCGCCAGTAGCACGGTCACGTATATTGATCGTGACGGCAATCAGCAATATATTATTATTGATGGTAATATTCGCACCGCTGAGCAAGCCGTGAAAGCGCTGATGAAGTCCGGTTTGTATAATGTATTGGTGGATGACATCAAGGTGAAGAAAACGGTTTACGAAATGCCCGCCGAGACGTTTTTCCGGCACGCGACACCTATCAACGACAACGGCAACGACAACGACAACGACAACGAGTAACAAAAAAGGATACAATCATGACACAGGAAATTGAACAGGTGAACAACACCACGAATGAGGCAATGGAAGCCGTCGTGAACAACTATCGGTGCATCTGCACAATGGATGTTAGCACGTTCGACGGGAAACGCGCCATCATCAACGCGCGAAATACGGCGACATCGCTTGCATCGCTGGGAGATAAGCCGTTGACCGTCATGGGCGCATACGTCACGCCGGGTGTCCGTTCCCAGACGGGGCAGAAATGCGCCAACGTCTATTTGTTCGCAAAGGACGGCAAGACGTATTTCAGTCAGTCGGAGGGTATTTATCGAAGCGTCTTGGACATTTTCGACATGTTCCCCGACTTCAACGCGCCGGACGGGCTTACCGTTGTCGTCAAGCAAACCGCGCTCGGCGGCGGTCGTTCGCTCAAGTCTCTCGAAATTAAGTGAAATACGAAAAAAATCAGAACGCTGAAACTGTATGAGGGTGCCATAACCGTTATGGCACCCTTTTTATCGCGGGGGGTGTGTGTGTATGGCCAGAGCACGCAAGCAAGCCGACATCTTGACGGCGAAACGCAAGCGCGTGCAACGTGCGATTAACACGATACGTAAAAGCATCACGGACACCATGCCGGAAAGCGAACGACGCGCCCGCACGGCTTACGCGCAACGGCTCGAAACCCAATTGAAACAGACCTATGTCGGGCGTATCCGACACGACGCGCTACGCACTGAGGCGTACGCGCGTGCTAATGAGATCGCCGACAAGCTCACACGACAGGCCGCATCTGTAAGGGGCGGAGGTGGCGAACGCGGAGAGCGGCGGCGTGCGTTTAATATTTTCAAGATGGAAATGAATACAGCATCCAAGGGTGTACCGTCCGCGTTTGGCGAAATGGGGCGGGAGAAAATAAAGATTTTCTGGCGGTATACGCAGAACGTGTGGCAGAAACCGGGTATACCGGCAGATAAACGTTTGGAGGCCATTATGGAGGCTTACGGCGCGAACTCGCTTAGTGAGGTTTTTGATATTATCATGCAACGAAACGAAAAAGTATTGGAATACGTCAAAAATATGAAAATGCATGCAGGCGATTTAGAGGATTACACGGACGTTGACGGCGGCAGTCCGATTTGGCTTCTTGCGGTCACACCTGATGTAGTACGATGATAAAGCGCAAGAAATTTAAGATTGCGGCGATATTCGACACCGAAACGACGAATATTGGCGAAGGTGCCGAAACACGCGCATATCCGATATTATACATTTTCAACGATTTACGTAGTACACCGCTGGAGGCGTACACTCCCGACACGGATAATGTACGGTTTTACCGGCACACGTCTGAAACGTTGGCGTACATTGATAATCTTATTGACTATGGGCGCACACACGCTTATGTCCCGATAATCGCGGCTTATAATCTCATGTTTGATATGCAGACTCTCATGTTGGAATTGGCGCAGTCGTACGCGATCGAGGTCAATGCGCAGACCGCTACAAGCGTGTATACGCTCGATTTATGCGTTGATGGTAACGTGGTGTGTCGCTTTTGGGATACGTTTTACTTGGAAATGGGCGGTTTACGTGCAATGGGCGAGACGTGCGGCCTCCCCAAGGCCGTGGGCGACTGGGATTATACGCTTGTACGCACGCCCGAAACGCCGTTGACCGAAGATGAATTGTTTTACGCACGCCGCGACGTGCAGGTGATACCCCAATATCTGCAATGGCTTTTGCGTGCTAATCACTGGCTGACCTCCGATATGCTCGGGAGCCGGGTACTGACCAAGACATCTCTTGTGCGGCAGATGGCACGTCGTGAGATCGGCGGGCGGCGCGTCACGTTGCAAAGTGGTAAGAAACTCACGCTGCAACGTGCTTTTGAGATTACGTGTAAACAGGAATTTTCGAAGGATTACAAGTCTTATGCGTTGCGCAAGTCGTGTTTCCGTGGCGGGTTGACGTTTACGAGCGCTAAAACCGCTAGTGTTGTCGTGGATAACGTAGCGTCCTTGGATGTCACGTCAATGCATCACGCGTTTATTAATGGTCGTAGGCTACCCGTTAAGTTCGCGCCTACACCGTCTGAATTGTTGCAGATTGCTTGTGAGCGCATTGCGGCCACGTCGCTTGATGACGTGTTGAGCCATTATGATGACCCCTTTCGCGTGGGCTTGCATGTCGCCGTACGCTTTAGCGGTCTGAGACTACGCAAAGACACGTGTTTCGCGGCGTGGGGTATAGCGATATGCCCACGGTCGAAATTCGTGCGCACATTGCACGCGGATACTGATTACAGTAACAACGATCGTGCGAAGACTCAGGATAACAGTATCCGTGCGCACGGTTATGTGGACAGCGCCGTTAATCCGGTATATGCGTTCGGGAAATTGTACAGCGCGGACGAGTGCGTGCTGCACGTCAACGAGATTGAATTATGGAATGTCGCACAAGTATATGAATATGATGACATGCGTGCATTGTATGGTGAAAGCACCACGAAGACCATAATCCCGCCGGATTACGTCACTCTGCAATCCAACATGTTGTTCGCACGTAAAACAGACGTGAAAAACCTTATCAAGGGATACACCGAGGGAACGCCGTACGTGGGCGATATTCCCGACTCCATCCCCGAGGGCATTGTGCGCGACGCGAAAACCGGCGAACTCAGTATGAAATTTTTGCAGTCCTATTACGGTTCGACCGTCAAAGGGCAATTTAACGGCATTTATGGCACACAGGCACAGGACGTGATGAAGGCTGATTACCACGTGACGGAAACCGGCGAGCTCGAAGTTGATAAAACCACTGTCTGCACTCCCGAGAATTTCGCGGAAAAACGCCCGAAAACACCACGTGTGCTATACACGTACGGCATGCGCATAGTCGCCGGTAGCCGCATGCACCTCATAGTCGCCATGATGCTCGTATATATGCGGTTCGGCGATCGGGTCACGGTCACGGGCGGCGATACGGACAGTCTTAAGATACGGTGTGACGGCGATGTGAGCGATGCCGATTTGCTGGATTGTCTACAGCCGTTGCACCATGCCATCGAAACCGCGATCAATACGACCATGCGGCGTGTGCGTGTCACCGCGCCGGATATGGCGAGCACGTTGGAGCACGTCGGCAAGTTCGAGGTTGAGGCCTGTGGTGACACCACGCGTTATGCCGAACACGTGGAACTGTGGAACAAAGCGCGTGTTAGTCTGGACGGGAAAGGGCGCGTGCATGTCACTTGCGCCGGGCTACCGCGACCGGACGGTGTATACACCATTGAGGATTTTATAGTCGACATCATGCGTGCGGGACACGGTTTCGCGGAAACCGTGCAAATGTCGCTCGGTTATGACGTGTTGGTGGATTATGAGATATGTCATACGTTGCAACGCAACCGTCCGCATGTATGTGATCGTTATATAGGTGATGTCACGGATTATCTCGGTGAGACGGCGCATGTGGATGCGCCGGAGGCTATCGGGCTGTATCCGTCGGGGCGATGGCTGGGCGAGTCCGACAAACAAGCGAATATGGAAAACATAACGTATTTGCGATCTGTGTATAATAGATGGGTGAACACGATACCGCGCGAAATGGTTTTGCGGGATGGAACACCTAGGATTGTGAGCATGGATGGCGAAATACTACTATGACAGACTTAAAACCGTAATATTGCCACGAAACGCAGACGTTAACATGATTATCGGCGCACGCGGTTTGGGCAAAACATACGGCATGAGAAAATACATGATAGAGGATTATTTGAAAAACGGATATTGTTTTGCGGAAATTGCCCGATTTCGTGAGGAAAACAACGATGTTGCCGCAGACTATTTCGACCGTATCATAAAAGACAATATTTTCCCTGATTATGAATTTCGCACAACAAACAAAACGGCTGAAATACGACGGAGGAAAACCGGCAAAAAAGAAAATTCATGGCGGGTATGCGGTTATTTTATACCCTTGACCATGCAACAGCGAAAAAAGAAAAGCACATACGTGAACGTGCGCAACATTTGCATGGATGAATTTATTATCGATAATGACGATAGATATCACACGTATTTGAAAAACGAGTTTGGACAATTGGCGAAGATCGTGGATACCGTGACGCGTGAACGCGCTGACGATACCGAGCAACGCAAACCGAGAATATTCCTGTTGGGTAACGCTTGCGACGCGTTCAACCCGTATTTCCAGCGCTACGGCGTGCCCCTCAACCCCGAGTATGGTCTGCAATGGCTTGACGGCAAGACATGTCTGCTCGATTACGTGCGAGACGACGACTACGCCGGGCAAAAGGCGAAGAACACCGTGGCGGGACGCATGCTGAAAAACAATGATGATATGACAGCGAAAAACAAGTTTCGGCAATTTGATACAGATTTTATCGAAAAACCGCATAAGCACGCGAAACTCACTTATGTGTTCCGCTGGTTTCAGCGGGAATATGGCGTATATGCTGATATGCGCTGTGGGTATGTTTTTCTTTCCACGAAATACGACGGCGGAACACATGTGCCATATTTTGCACTCACGCGAGATGATAACAGGCTGAACTACCTCACTGCGACTATGGCAAAAGAGTTAATTAAGAATCTTACATCATATTACGCGTTAGGATATTTGAGATATGACACGGTGGAAACGCAACACGCCATGTTTGAAATGCTCAAGAATTTCGGTGTAAAATAAACATGGTATATACGTGAGGTGCCATAGTGGTGTCGCTAAAACACATCGTTGATAACCACGGTTGACTCCGGCGACGGTGTGGCCGTGAGGGAAAAGCGCGCCGATTACCGTTATGAAACATGTCACAAGTATGCTATTCTGAAGTCGTGCCGGTTCGGTATTCGTTCGCCGGCACGACTTTTTTCATATATGAAAGGAAAATAATGGATGACGAAACCACCGAGGAAAGGGACACCGCCGAACGCGATGACCTCACCCCCGACGAAACGCACCGTGAAGGCGAGTTCGACGATCTTCGCGACATGCTCGCGCACGTACTGGACAAGCTCGACGCGATGAACGAACGCATAGACGGCATCTATGATAATTTCACCGACTCCGTGGCGCAGATGATTGAAAACGGGGCGACCGTCAAGGAAACGGACGACGTGGCGGAGGCCATCGCCGAGGCCGCTGCGGACGACTTGGAAAACCTCGATTACACGCTCTAATACTATATAGGAGGATGTTATGGCAGTGGATAACGCGACCATATTGGACAAGGTGCGCCTGAAGGGCACCGACGACTATCAGCAACGCATACCGTCCGCCACGCAGACAGGCGTGGCGAATACCATGCGATATCTGTTCGACCCCATGAATCGGCAGTACCTCAATGATTGCGTTTGGAACATGGTTAATCGTATCGGCCTCACGGTGATGGCGCAAAACGAACCCTTCAAGAACCCGCTTGACGTTTTCAAGAAAGAGAATCTTTACTGGGGTTCGACGGTGCAGGAAATCGCGGTGAAGTGGATTAAGGCGCACGGATACAAAGACGATGCCGAAGAGCTGTTGAAGATGCACCGACCGGAAGCCGCCGTGTGGTTCTACGAGCAGAACAGGCGCGATCAGTACCCGATATCGTGGACTGATGACGAATTGCGGCAGGCGTTCGTGGACGATTACGGTTTGAACCGTTTCGTGGCGCAGATCATGGAAACGCCACGCAACAGTGATAATTATGATGAAATGAATATCATGCTTGCGCTGATTCGTCATTATGAGCAGAATCTTGGTTTCTACCGGGTGCATCTCGATGCGGTGCCGACTGATGAAGCGTCGGCCAAGACGTTGCTTAAGTCGTTGCGTGCGACTGCGGGGCGTATGCGTTTCCCGAGCACACAGTATAATGCTCTTAATGTTAACGATATTCCGGCGTATGCTAACCCTCAACAGATGGTGTTGCTTATCGAGCCGGAATATCTCGCATCGCTTGATGTTGACGGTTTGTCGGCGGTGTTTCAATTGGACAAGGCCGACGTGCCGTATCGTATTGTTCAGGTGCCGAGTCTTGGTATTCCGGGTGCGGTGGCATTGCTTGTGTCTACTGATTGGTATCAGGTGCGCGACACTCTTTATGGCACCACGCAGTTCTACAATCCGCAGACACTTTCTAACACAATGTACCTGAACCACTGGGGTGTCTATGGCGTGTCCCCGTTCACACCATGCGCATTGTTTACAACCGACGAGGGCACCTCCATCAAGGTGGTAACTCAGACCGTGACCGGGTTCACGTTGACCCCGGATACGGGTGATGTCAAGGCGGGCGACGTGCTCCAGCTCACCCCGAAGCTCACTGCGACGGTGGAACCGACCGGCACCGTCATCGATGTCGCGCCGAACTCCGCCACGTATGAGGTATCTGCGACCCACGCGGCGGGCGCTAAGGATGCTGCATCGCCGTTCGCGCTCGATGTCAACACGTTTGTCGACGATCAGGCCCGTTTGCACGTGCAGCGCGACGGGCTGACGGCAGGCGACATTATCACGGTGACGGGTACGGCGACATACGTCAACCCGACCGGCGAGACGACGACGCGCACGGCGACTTGCGCGTTCACCGTAAAATAGTGTGCAGCGTCGTAACATGCTAGTATCGGGGTACCGGGTGACACCGGCACCCCGATTTTATTTTGCGAAAAAAAAAAAGAGGCATATATGAAATTCCCGCACTTGGATAACGCCACATCGTTTCCCGGCGCTGACGTACACGTGTACGATCAGTACGCCAACACATACGATTATAATACGTGGACACCGAGAACCAAGATAAAACTATGTCACGTAAAATGGCGTAACGATGGACACGATGCCGTTAAGTTCCGCGACGATGCCGAGCGTGATGCGTGGTTCGACGCACTGGACGGCGAAACCGTACATCTTGACACCAGCATGTATATCGCCCGCGCCGACACGGACGGCATCAAAATACCAGTGCCATACATGACCGCTCAACGCTATAACTATATCGTGGTCGATTTTACGCCGGATATACTGCAATCACCGCTACAGCAACCGGACTGCCAGACAAGATACCACTATTACATCACGGGTATCACGGCGGAGGCACCCAACACCACCACCGTCGTATTGCAACGCGACATGTGGACGGACTACATCAACACGACGGTGATAAACGGCCTGTTGCTGGCTCGGGGACACGCGCCGTTGGTCGGGATGACACCCGCAAAGCTATTGGACAACCCGCGCGAAAACAGCGCCGACATGCTTGCGCCGGATGTCAATTACGGTGCTGCGAACAATCGCATCACCAACACCAAGACCACCGTTTTGACCGGCGGCGATAAATATATATGTTTCGCGTGCGCGTTCGGCGCGATCAGGTTGGAGGAGATGGCACGCACGCGCGGCACCGACATAACCGCCACCGAACCCGTCTACGGAGCGAACGACGGTACCGTGTCATCATGGACGTGGGGCACCGCCGGCATAGACGTGAGCGGGTGCCGTACGCTCGGAACGCCCTACGCGTCACAGCGCGGACGCACCCCGAACAACTGGACTGTGTTTGCGCTACGTGCAAGCGACGTAACCGGCGAATACATTAATGATCTGTTCGCCTACTACCCGCACATCGCTTCGAGCATAGGCGCGTGCTTCATGGTGTCCGCGGACATGTGCGCTCGCGGCACCAGTGCGCCCGTCATGGTCAACGGTGTCGCATGGATGACCATCATAGACACGGAGCGCACATTAAGCGGCATCACGTTGACCCCGGAGGACTTCGACATGCCGCCCGAAGTCGCCGACGTGGCCAAACTGTACGTATCGCCATACAGCGTGTTGGAGATCACGGACACGTGGGGCAAGACAACCACGGTCAATATCGAGGATTGCGGGCGGCTCAGCGTGCGAACGTTGGTATCCGTTGCGTATCCGCTCGTACGACAGGTCGCGTATCTGGATGGATACGGTGCGGACGGCAGCACCACTATCGCCGTGAGCAACCTCACAGGCGAGACCATAAGCGGACATCTGCCCAATGCGGACGCGCTCGCGACGCTCATATCATACGATATCCCCACATATGCGCTACAAAGACGTAATATCGACGCATATCGCGGAGCGAACTACAATCGCACGATAAGACAAAATCGTAAGAACGCGATAACCGCGTATGAAAACACCGCGCAAGCAGCCAACACCGCACAAGCAAACACGCACCGCAGTAATAACACGCTGCGGTCGAACACAGCACGCGCCAACGCCGCACAGGCAACCAACACCGCGCGAGGTAACACGCTACGCACCGACATTAAAAATCTCAACAACACAGCGGCTGACGACATGCTTAAGTATACTCAAACACAAATGGATGACGACTTGACGAGCATCAATACTAAGATACTTTCTGACGCTGTAGAGGATCAGAGCGTTGCGCAAGCGACGTTTAACGCGGGCGTGACGCAGAACGCATTATCTAATGTGTCATCTATGGTGGCGAACGCCAGTAGCGCGATTGTGGGCATCACGGCGAGCGGCGCGGCCACAGCGGCCACAGGCGGCGCGGCTGCCCCGTTTGCCATAGGTGCGATGTCAACCCTTGCTACCACAGGCATAAACGTAGGATTGTCCGGCTATAACTCAGCGCTTGCAATCACTAACAAGCAAGAGATATTTGACGCATCGAACACGGCACTGTTTAACAAGGCGGAATTAGCCCGAACACAGAACCGTGACGTGAAGAGTCACGCAGAATTTTTTGCCGTACAGCAAACCAGCCGGCAGCAGAAACTGGCAACCGACACCACGAATACAAACAACAAGGCTAGTACGGACATGACCGCAAACAGCATAACCGCATCTAACGCCAACGCGGTCGCGACGACGGACACCGGCAACGCCAACGCCGATTCGACCCGTGCCCAGACGATCGGCAACGCCAAACGGAGTATGCTCACAACACGTGACAGCGCCACGAACACGTACCGTGACATGTACAACCAACCTCCTTCGCCCGTTGGCGCGTACACGGGTGACCCGTGGGCGGACGAAATGGCGCAACGGGCGTATGTCGTCAAGGTTCGCACGCAATCCAAAAGCGCACTGATGCAAGCTGGTATGTATATGTTGCGATACGGCATAGCAAGCAACAAACTCTATAACAGACCGAACCTCACGGCATGCAAGCATTACACGTATTGGCGGGCGGATGATGTGTGGCTCACCAACGACACCGCCCCCAATGACGCACTGGACGCGATACGTGATCGATTCGCGGCGGGTGTTACAATCTGGAATGACCCCACCGAAATAGGCGGCGATTATCTCGCCGCGAACATCAACTAGCGAAAAAAGGTGTTATATATGGGACGTAAACGCACGCATAAGCGCCCGCCGAGCCGCGCGGCCCTCGGCGAAAAAGGGCTGCCGGTGTGGCAGCAGTCGCAGCAACTCAACACACAGGCGTATTATATGGCTTATTCGCAAATGCTCAACATTGCACTGTCACGTTTTCGGTGGCTCAATCTGCCCAAAACGTGTAACGCATGGTTCCTTGAGTACAATCTGTTGTACTACGGATATGCCACTATCGCGTACCCGCATAGCAATCCCGGTGTGTTTTTTTCCACACAGGCCGTTGTCAATTCCGGCTATAACGTGTATTACCGGCCTAAGAAATGGACATCCTACGGGATAAACGGGTGGCACTTCAACGTAAACAACTCTAACGGTGTCTTTATTTATAGTAATAAGGCACGTACGCCATTGGTGCCAACACTTGAGTTTTTCGCGCATGAAATCGAAGATTTGTACATGACGCGACGGCAGAACCGTTTTCACCAGAAAACCCCGTTTATTCTGGAGGTGCCCGCCGGCCAGCAAACGGCGGGCGTGAACGTCATCAAGCAAATATCAGGCGGAGAGATGGCAATTATGGCTACACCCGGCTTTACCGACTCAATGAAAGCGCAAGTACTCAAAACCGGCGTGGAATATATCGGCATGGAAATACAAAACGACATACAGAACACGTGGAACGCTTTTTATCAGTCGCTCGGAATAAAGAATCTACCCATGAAGATGGAACGGCAGACAGCGGATGAGATAAACGATTACGGCGAACCCACCGATCTGCGGGCACTGTCCGAGCTTGAGGAACGCCGCGCAGCATGCGACATACTCAACACGCGTTTCGCGCGATATCTGGACGCACCCATCGAAGTGGTGTGGAATCAGGACAACATAAGCCAAAACTATAATTACATGACCAACCTCGAAGCACTGGAGGACAACGACAATGGAGACATCTGACATGATATCGCCGTTTGTTCCGGGCGAAACCGCACCCGATTATCACGCCGTCACAACGATCACATTGGGGGAACTGCTCGCACCCGGTGGCATTGACTGGACAACGCCGCAATGGTCATGGCGTGATGACGCATACGACGACACACAATATTCCCGATGTTGCGCAAAAATCGAAAACCGGTATTATGACCGCGAACTAGGCGTAATGCCGCCGGGCAGATGGCGGCGGCACCTGCTGCGCCTCATCGCCGAAATAATGCCCGTACTCAAACCGCTCTACGAGCTTGCAGCCGGAAACCCCGGAATATTCATGACGGATGCCGACACGTGGCACAAGACACGCACCGTGTTCTCGGATTTCCCCGCGACCCAGCTCGCGACCGGTCAGGATTACGCAAGCAACGCCACCGACATGGAGTATGAGACCGTGACCAACGGCAACTACATGGACAAGGTCAAGGCGATACGCCAAGGCGATTACGTGGATATAGACGTGCTACTATTGGAGCACCTAAACACATGCTTTAGCCCACTGTGGACTGTCAACATAAACAACTATTAGGAGGCAAAACACACATGTTTCCACTGCCCTTGTACAGCGTATGGCCGTACACGCCCGTAATACCGGCGTTTTACTGGGATGCAAAAAGCACCGAGGAAATCATAAAACATCTGGCGAGCGAATACGATCATATCACAGCGTATTTCGACGAACTCACCGCCGCTATCAACGCCATGAGCGCGGATATAAAAACGTTTGAAAACCGCGTAAACGCGCGTGTCAGCTCGATGGAAAACACATTAGCGGCATTGCTGGACAATCTTGAGCATGTTGGCGATAAAATGGTGATCTACGACCCTACACAAGGCACCTACGTAGACAGCAAGATAGCCATGCGCAACATGTACCGCGAACTCGCGGTGTTCGGCGCACGCGTCAATCAGGTCGCCACCAAAACCGTAGACGACATGGCAAAACACCGCACCGACGAAACCGCCGCAATCGGCAACCTCACAATATTCAACAACCAGGCACCGCGCGTAACCGACCCGCAAACCGGCAACCCCTACCCGCCCATACAGTAAAGGAGAATCAACATGACCGAAACAACATTCAACCATCTGCCACTATACGACACCGGATCAGTGGCAGACCTACGCGACGCATATAACCGCAGTATGCAACTCATAGACAAAAAACTGCACCAGCTCGAAATACAAATACAAATACACCACACAACCGACACCCGCAAGGAGGCCTAAACATGGCAAGCACAACCGATAATTTTAATCTCGATCTATACGACACCGGCGACCCCGCCGCGTTGACCGACCAATACAACAGCGCAATACGCACGATCGACGATACACTTTTGACAATCAACGGCAATGCAGCCACCGCACTCAACAACGCCAAACAAGCGATAACGGAAACACAAACCATAAACAACAACCTCACAGCACTAGGCGTAACCGACAGCAACACCGCAACCGCCCTCAAAAACAAAATAGACACCACCGCAAACGATCTGACCGTTACAACCGAAACAGCGAATAACGCACTTAACCGCTTCAACGCAATCGGCTGGAATACCGATCAAAAAGCGCAAAACTGGACAAACAACACCAATCAAACACTAACCGCACTTAACGCAAGTAACCCGACGGACGCAAAAAAACTACTACACAACATCTATGACGCAAGCACCGGCGATATATCCACAGTCACAGGCATGACCATACAAGCTCGGTTCATCACACACGATTACGGCGCACAGTCGACACTTAAACATGGTGACATCGTGTATTTCGGCTGCAATAACATCACCGACACCGGCGGGCAACCAAAAATCGTAATCGTTGATATGGCCAGCAACACGATAACCACCAACAAAACAATCAACGCGGGTCACTGCAACGATATGGCATATATCGACGCAACCCCCAGCACGCCTGTGTGGGTCGCACCCATCACGTTAGACGGGACAACCGACTATACCGGTATACTGGCGTACGATAACAATTTCAACACCAGCATCAACATACCCATACCGCTACACGGCATAGCCGGCATCACCAAAGACCCGATCACCAACAAAGTATATTGCATATGCCGCGGCGACCCGAACATATACGAAATAAACATGGCCGACTACAGCACCACTATCATAGGCACCCGCCCAATGGGTGACGACTTCATGGGACAGGGCATCAGCGCATACAACAGCAAAATCTTCGGCTACACAACACGCATGTTTGCGTACCTCTACGACGTACGCACCAAGACATTGCAATGGTACAATTGCATGGCCACCGATCTACTCATGTCGAGACGTATCGGCGAATACGAGGCCGGCGAATTTGACAACGAAGGCAATCTATGGGCATGCGCCCGTTCGATCTGCAATGATGAAGCGACATCTTACCTAAATTGGGGCGGTTGGATATCGTTCCCAAGTAACACAACCCCGCACACAATCGGCGGACACACCGCAAAAATCGCACAAACGATAGAAATAGTCGCCGACTCGCTTAAACCAAGATTCACAACCATAAACCAGATATGCAGTGTCTTCGAAGTCGCTACAATGATAACCAAACCCGACACGATAAAAATATCCACAACACTAAACGATGCCGAACACGGACAATTGCGACTAACTGGATATCTAGTAATCCTAGGCGACTACACATGTTTCAAACTAATGCCAACCGGTTTCGGTGGGCTCCGAGTACCCGGCACCGGAAAAATAACCATTACCAACAATGGTACACAGATAGAATGCTCAGACCGTTGTGCATCATTCACATACATGGTTACAACATCACTAGCCCCGAACGACATAGTACAATATCGCAACGGCGGATGTGTGCTAAACCTAATCGCATGCGGCAACGAACGCGGTATGCAGATATCTGATACCATAATCGAGCCGGACAACAATAAAATATATTTCGGCACCACTAAAGTACTCTGATAATAATATAACCGCCCGGCAATATTGCCGGGCGGTTATATTTTTATTTCAGATCGTAAATTCTTCGCCATAGTCCGCGTAATGTTGTTCAAGATACGCGTTGAAAAAACGTTGTTCAGTACACGGGCTAAGTTCTTCATGAAGCTCTTCACGAATATCATCATCCATAAGAGCAACCGCCGCATCAAAATCAATTTCACGCCCGTTCCAGTCAACAACCTTGCTCATTTTTCCGCTCCTTTTTATGCTGTTTTTTTTCTGACAATCCCAATAATACCACACCACAAACACGACACGCCGAAACACGACAATTCTTTAACGCACACACTCACGTAGCACACAACACCGCACATGTCAACCAGCCCGGCGTGTCACACCTTGATGGGAACAATTATCAATAGAGAGGGACTATCCAC